ACTGGAGCGACTGGCCAAACTGGACCAACAGGGCCAACAGGAATTACTGGCAGCACTGGCTCGACTGGACAAACTGGGGCTACTGGTTCAACAGGACAGACTGGTTCTACAGGCTCTAACGCAGTAGCGTTTCCAGATATGCTATGGCTTGGAGCCATGTGATAGGATAGCGCTATGGTCAAGATAGCAACCTACTCAATATGTAAGAACGAGGCTAAGCACATATTGCGATGGGTTGAGGCAACGAAAGATGCCGACTATCGAGTAGTAGTAGATACTGGATCTACCGATGGTAGCCAAGATATGCTACGAGCATTAGGCGTTACTGTCTACCAGATACACCTAGAACCATTTCGCTTTGATGTGGCTCGCAACACAGCCTTATCACTCGTACCAGAGGATGCCGATGTCTGCGTTATCTTGGATATGGACGAAGTTCCAGAACCGACGTTCTTTAAGAAAGTCCGCAAGAAGTGGCTACCAGGTACACATCTTGGCTGGATCAGCATGGATACTGGCCAGAAGTGGGAACGAGATAGGCTCCACTCAAGGTTTGGTTGGTACTGGAAATATCCATGCCACGAAGTGCAACTGTGGTACGGGCAAGGTGACACACGAGATTGTGACATCCGCGATGCCGTTATACAACACCTTCCAGACAACGACAAATCCAGAGGACAGTATCTAACCTTACTGGAAATGGCTGTCAAGGAAAATCCACAAGATGCTCGCATGTGGACATACATGACAAGAGAATATTACTTCCACCACCAATGGCAGAAAGTCATTGACTCAGCGGAAAAACAAATACCGCTCAATGGATGGGATGTAGAACAAGCCGCTGTCTGCCGATGGGCAGGTGAGGCTAGTCATCAACTGGGCTTGCATGAGCAAGCAACCGCTTGGTATGACAAAGGTGTACAACTTCTTCCCCGTGAAGGTGAATCATGGTACGGCGTAGCAATTGATGCTTATCGTCGTGAGGATTGGGCCAGGTGCTTAGATGCTTCTATCAACGCTTTGGAACGTCCTCGCTCCGTCCACTACTGCTACGAATCAGCAGTCTGGGACTGGAAGTCCTATGACCTTGCATCAATCTCTGCTTACAACCTCAAGCATATTGATGAAGCAATAATCTTTGCAGCAGAAGCCGTTAAGGGCAATGGCGAAGAAACAGAGCGTATTCAACGCAACCTCAACTTCTTTAGACAGGTGAAGAATGACACATCAGCACACAACAAAGGTAATTGACTGGGGCTTAAACGCCACATACGACACAGTACCTATCAAGTATGGTTGCACCAAGTGCGATGAAGTATTTACTGAAATTCCTAAATATGACGAAGTACCATCTGCTCACTCTAGCCACACAGAGTATGTAGATGATTGCTTTGGTTGCAAGGCCAAGACTTTAGAACTTTCCACAGGTGATGCCGCTGGTAACAAAGGTATGTCAACCAAAAAGTGGAATGCTGAACTAGATGCTTATGCAGATGCTCGCTCACAAGGCATCCAACCTGCAGGTACAACCATGAAGGCTGTAGCAGAAGCAAAGGAAGCAAGCGACAAGATCGGCGTCGCATTTGATGCTGGCACAATGCCAGCGGCAGCAAAGATTACCAAGCAATCGGCGAAGGTAATGAAAGAATCGGGAGTCATCTAATGGCAGCAGCAAAAAAGGGCATGGGCTTTGCAGCAGCGCAAAAGTCAATTGCTAAAAAAGAAGGTGTGCCTATGAAGAATGCAGGCGCAATTCTAGCAAGTGCAGCACGCAAGGCAAGTCCTGCGGCTGTTAAGGCTAATCCTAACCTCAAGAAAGTTACAGGCGTAAAAGCCAAGAAGGGCGGCAAATAATGTGCGTTTCATGCGGATGCGATTCAAACATGCCAAAAACAACTGGCAAGTTAGACGGTAAGCCAACTGCTACACCAGAAGGTTCTTACGAAGGCGTGGGCGGTACCGTCACATGGCCAACAAACAAGTAAAGATAACTGGCGAAGCAAACCAAGTTACAACTAAGACCATCATCATCGGTGGCAAAGAAGTGCAAGTAGTAGCACATCCAAGTTCAGTGAAAGGTAGATAATGACTGTACCCACTCTGCAATACAGTTTAAACAGATTGGCTGGCACAATTGTCAATGGGGTACCAACCCTTGACGCACAAGGTGCTGCCAATAAATGGGCAGCCACACCTACGCCTTTGGACTTGGATGGTGCGCTTAACTATCTTTACAACCAGCGTTTTGGTGCTAAAAACTATAGTACAGACATGCCAGGCATTCTTAATCTGCTTGCTGGCACTTACGGACTAGGCGAAGCATTAGCCGCCTCTTTGATAGCCTCATGACACTTTTCTCAGACCTTATAGACGAAACAGCCTTATCGCTGACAGGTTACACCAACCGTCAAGACCAGGCTACCTATCTGACAAGCCCAATGGCTGCAACAGATCTAACCTTTCAAGTAGCCGATGGTACAGTGCTAACTCGTGGCTTGGTTGAGATTGACGATGAGTTGATCTGGGTTGATTCATTTGACCGTACCAGCAATACAGCCACTATCCCTGCCTATGGCAGAGGATTTAGAGATACAACTGCTACAACCCACACAGCGGGTACGCGAGTAACTATTACTCCTTCGTTCCCACGCTCGGTTATTCGTCGCAATATTCAGCAAGCAATTGATGCTGTTTATCCAGATTTGTTTGGCGTTTACTACACACTCTTTACATTCCAAGCAGCGGTAACAACTTATGTGCTGCCAGACGAATGCGTAGATGTGCTGGCTGCCTCATGGCAGACCATTGGCCCATCTAAGGAATGGCTACCCATCCGCCACTACCGTGTAGATCGTACTGCTAACCCAATTGTATGGAACAGCGGTAAGACAATCTCTATCCGCGAAGGCATCATTCCTGGCCGTCAGATCATGGTTACTTACACCAAGAAGCCAACTGTCTTGCAGTATGACTCAGATGACTTTTCTATGACTGGCCTTGAAGATACTTGCCGTGAGGTAATTGTCCTTGGTGCTGCATACCGTACAGCGATGTACCTAGACTTTGGTCGTGTGCCTGCGTTATCTGCAGAAGCAGGAGCAATGGGACAAAACAACCCAATTGGCTCAGCAGTCAACATTGGCCGTGCTATCCAAAATCTATACCAGCAACGCCTGCAAATTGAGATTCGTCGTCTTGAAGCGCAGTTCCCACCTAGGACGCATTACACTTCGTAAAGGATAGCCAATGACACGATATTACTCTGCTATTGCTGTTGACAATACCCTTGGTTCGGCATTGTCTAGCGGTGCCACATCACTAGTTCTTAATGCTTCGCCAGTAGGCTATCCAAGCACTTATCCATTTGTTCTGGCTGTTGACTACAACGCAGCGTCTGAAGAACTTGTATTGGTGACTGGTGCTTCTGGCACCACCCTCACAATTACCAGAGGCTTTAACGGTACCAGCGCACAGTCACATGCCATTGGCGCTGTTATTCGCCACGTCATTTCAGCACAAGATCTAACCGATACTCAAACGCACTACAGCACAGCCTTAACGGCTGGTGCGCATGGTGTAACAGGTGCCTTAGCAACCTTCCTCGGTACGCCTAACTCAGCCAACCTAGCGGCTTTGGTAACAGATGAGACAGGTTCTGGCTCAGCAGTATTTGCCGTTGCCCCAACCCTTACATCTGGCCTTAACGCCCAAACTGGCACAACCTACACACCAGTTATCGCAGATGCTGCAAATATCGTTACCTTGAACAACTCATCGGCTATTACGGTGACATTGCCACCAAGCGTCTACAACGCTGGTCAGCAAGTCAACTTTGTTCAACTTGGTGCAGGTCAGGTTAGTTTTGCTGCTGGTTCGGGAGTAACAATCTATTCAACGCCTGGGCTTAAATTGCGTGCGCAATACAGCCTCGGCTCTGCCATCTGCATCGCAACAAATACGTTCCTACTGGTTGGAGACTTAACCGCATAATGGCTACCGCATATGTAATCTTAGGCCAGGCTACGCCTTCGGCTGCTTCGTCATCCACATTGGTAACAGGTTCTACCAATGGCACTGTTGTAGGTTCGTTTACCGCCTGCAATACCAACGCCGCTAACGACACAATTCGTGTCAGCATTACCAAGTCTGGCGGATCGGCTTACTACCTTAACTATAACTACACCATTCCTGGTTACTCGACTTTGAGTGAGACGCCAGGCTGGACCTTAGCCTCTGGCGATGTAGTTACTGTATACTCTACTAACGGGTACGTTTCATTTACAGCGACGGGAGTAACGCTTTAATGGCTTCTACATTATTGACTAATAGCGCCACGTTTCCAACGGTAGCGTTTAACGCTCAAACAGGTACAACATACACTTTTGTACTATCAGATGCTTACAACGTAGTTGTATCGCTATCTAACTCATCTGCCATTACGGCAACTGTACCGCCTAACTCATCTACCGCATATCCTGTCGGCACTATCCTTCAGTTCTTTCAAGGTGGAGCAGGGCAGGTAACTGTCGCTGCTGGTAGCGGTGTAACCATCAACTACACACCAGGACTTAAACTTCGTGCGCAAAATTCATTTGCCACACTCATTCAAACAGCGGCTAACACATGGTTGCTCAGCGGGGATGTGACTGCTTAATGCCTATTTTACCTACAGTCGCCGCTGGTTCTATGCACGGCGCAGTTGTGCCAATTGCTTATGCAGCTAATAATGGTTCTTCTCAAACAATTACTTTTACAAATATTCCTCAAATTTATCAAGATTTACTGCTTGTAACTTCAATCAGAAGTTCCACTTCTGCTACTACAGATAGTATTTTGGTTCAATTTAATTCAACAACAAGTATTTACAGCGATACTGATTTATATGGCAATGGTTCTTCTGCATCAAGTAGCAGAGGATCAAATACATATGGCATGTTTGCTGGATATTGCGCAGCAAATACTGCGACTTCTAGTATTTTTGGTTCGCATCAAACTCATATATTAGATTATGCAAATACTTCTGCATATAAAACAACAATCAATCGCGCTTCCGCAGATTTAAATGGTTCAGGTTATAGTGTTTTAACTGCTGGTTTAGCAAGAACAACATCTGCGATTACGACAGTAACCGTATTTCCAGCAAGTGCTAATATGATTATCGGTTCAACTGCTACTCTTTACGGCGTAAGGACGGTTAACCAGTAAATGTCTATGTATCCTATTGCAAGCGCACAAGGTAATGGTTCTGGCGCTATTTACTTTAACAACATTCCGCAAAACTTTACTCACTTGCAAGTAAGAATTTTTGGACGAGGCGGTACTGCGTCTACTGGTTCAAATATTTATACCAATTGGGGCGGCTCAGGAAGTGCAACTACTTTTTCTGACCATATATTAAACGGAAATGGCTCTACTGCGTCTTCAAGCGCAAATACTGGGTTAAGTTATATATTTGGTGGAACGATGTTTCCTGCCGCAAGTTCTACCGCGAATATAATGGGTGTTTGTATTATAGATATTTTAGATTATACAAATACCAACAAATATAAAACAATTAAAATGCTTGGCGGAAATGATCAAAATGGAAGTGGGCAAGTAATACTTGCTTCTGGTTTAATTCAATATTCTGGCGCTATTACTACTGGTTATGTTGATACAGAAGGATCGTTTACCACTTCCACAACCGTCCAACTATACGGCATAACAACCGCTTAACGGCATAAGGAGATAAAATGAGTATTTTTCTACAGCCGTTGCAAACGGTTACGCTAAGTTCTAGTACTAATAGTATTAATTTTACAAATATTCCTCAAACTTTTACAGATTTAAAAATTGAAATATCTGCAAGGTCTGATAGGGCAATAAATTCTCCATCGTTAGGAATAAAATTTAATAACGATAGTGCTAGTAATTATTCAAAAACTGTTATTTATGGCAATGGCGGAGCAGGCTCATATAATTCTTCAAATAACAATGAATTTGATGGACCATCTATTACTGGTTCTAGTGACACTGCAAATACTTTTTCTAATTCTGTAGTTTATATTGCAAATTATGCAAACAGCAATTACAAATCAATAATTACAGACTCTGTAATAGAAAATAATTCCAGCACAAGCGGAACTTATTTATTGGAAATGATGGCTGGTTTATGGCGCAATACTGCTGCTATATCTTCAATCAACATTTTTGAAAATAATGGAAATAATTTAATTTCAGGAACAAAGTTCTCACTCTATGGCGTACTAAGAAGCGGTATTTAATGCCAAGCGGTAGAGTCGCAACTTATCAACATTGCACCATTGGCGAATGTGTTAAGCCACATTTAGCCAAAGGGATGTGTGGCATGCACTATCGCCGTAACTTTCTTTATGGCAATCCAAATACCAAACTTATATCAGGAGATAAAAAACGCGGCAAATATAAAATTGTTCAAGCCAATGGTCATCCTAATGCAAATGCTAAAGGTTCCATACCTGAACATCGTTTAATTATGAGCCAACACTTAGGTCGTCCTTTAAGACCTGGAGAAAATGTCCATCATATCAACGGCAATCCAAAAGATAATCGCATAGAAAATCTTGAATTATGGCTTGTCGCACAACCAGCAGGTCAAAGACCTGATGATTTGGTAAAATGGGCAACAGAAATTTTAACAAACTACGCACCACATTTATTAAACTAAGGAGATAGCATGGCAACAGTAATCGAAGTAGATTGCACCACAGGCGTACAAACCGAGCGTGAGCAGACACCAGAAGAAGTAGCGGCACAGGCAGCAGCGGCTCAAGCCGCAGCAGATAAGGCAGCCGCCGACAAAGCAGCAGCAGACGCACAGGCTGCTAAGTTGGCTGCAACCAACCAGAAGTTGATCGGTCTTGGACTAACCCAAGAAGATATCGACACGCTACTGGCTGCCGCTAAAAACTAATATAGTGTAAGATAAGCATTCCTCTGGCTTGTTCTCTCCAGAGGATTACGAATCTGACTCGCCGTTACAGCGGCGAGCAGGAATTACCCCGCCAGCAATGGCGGGGTTTTTTATTAAGATAAACTTAAGGAGTAAGCGTGGCACTTGACGGCTTCCAACATATCGCTGAACGGCCCGTTGATCCGATTGGTCAACCATCCAATGCTGGCAACACATATATCAATACTTCCAATAACTATGACTGCGCAATTGCTGGTTTGCCATTCTTCTTAGGCATTGATTCAGCCCATCCATACAAGCGTGAGACTGCCCAGTATCGTAAGCAACAGATTGACCAACAGAAGGAACCAGGTGAGCAGACGCTCACAGGTTGGTGGCTTCGCAGCCAGTCCTCGTTTCACTACGGTGCAGGCATCCGCTATGAAGAACCAATTGAAGGTGAGACTGTTGGCTACCGCTTTAACAAGTCCGCTGGTGTAGATGTATTTAACATTGGTCGAGTAACACTACTCCCAGATGTTGCACAGAACAGCAGCATCACAGTTGGTACTGGTGTGGTACCACTTATGGTTGGTGGTACAGATGCCAATGGCGTAGATTTATACTTGACAGCAACTGGCTCAACTTTGCACCTTACAACAACCAGTGGCACAACCAGCGTTACATGGGGCGGCTCAGGCACCATCCTTGCTCTTGCCCAAGACGGCGCAAACTACTATGCCCTCAACGCCACAGGCATTTACAAAGGTCCACTGACCAATGCCACCAGCGGCTCACTCATCTTCACCAATCCTTCATTCCTTG